TTCCCTGACTATTGAATGTCTCGCAAATAATATCAAGGAACGCTCCGCACGCCATAGCAAAAAGCTCTGTTTTGTCAGAACTCAAAGCCCAGCTTCCGGTTTGCTGATGTCCCAAGAAAATAAAATCCGCAAGTACCGTCATAGCAATTCTGGTATCGTAGCGGTTGATAACGGCGTTTGTATCAAATTGTCTGGAGCCGCCAGAGCTAAGAAGCTCCAGCTCGTACCCATGAGGAAGTACTACGCCCTCCATTTCATCACGCCTGATTCTGCGTACCATTGTTTCAAGGTCGGTCCTGATTCTCACAGCGTCCGTGTCATCTGGATTCCATATATCAAGATTCTCCGGTGCGTGCATTACTGGCAGACCTGCAAGGTCACGCTCAATACCGATTCCCTCTATTTCCTGAATACGGCGTTTGAAATACCATGGTCTGTAAGCATTTCGGAGTATTGACCTGCCCTCCGGGTTGTCCTTACGGCTCTTTGTCCTGAACAGAAGTGCTTTACTCATGGGAATTGTATAAAGGTTGTACGACGGAGGCGGCATTTGCGTCATTCCTAAAAGGTTGTCCTCGTCGTCATATTCCCACTGATACAATGTCTCCTGTGCTCTGATAGGAAGTTTTTTCCACCCGATAAGTCCGTCGTTATACTTGCTTCTGGTCGTAGGGTCTTTTGTGTTACCCATACGCCGTTTATATACTATCTCGTGGAAGCTCCAGCCGAATGTGAGGAATGATAAAATCTCTGATACTGTATCAATCCATGTTTTCTGCATATCGTTCATGCAGCTTTCCACGAACTCTGCGGCTTCAATATCCTTTGCGGAATCGCCGCCCGGTTCAACATTCCAGTCGCACTGCCTAAGAAGCATTTCGATAGCAAAAAGGATAGCACCTACAATGTCGTCATTCTCTGACATCTCGTTGTAGACCGCTATCCCTCGTTTTCCTCTAAGCTCCGGTAGGAACTCCTCATAGATGACTCCACCGTACCGCCTCTGACCTATGCGTCCAAGTTCTGAACCGTTTTTTCCATTATCCGACATATATACCACCTCACTTTCTCCAATAGCTGTTCTTGCCTAAATTGTCGGTTCCCGGTGCTGAATATGAAGCACCATTTTCTATTTCGATAAATGCGGAACTGCTTGCGTCTACCATATCCTTGAACTTCGATTCTGGGAAGCTCTCTAACTGGTTGAAATATGGTTCGTTCCAGTCCGCTATCAGGACATCTACATTTCCGGCTTGCCACTGTGCAGCCAGCGGCTCTGCCCTTGATTCCTTACTTCCGCTCTCTGGCAATGCCTTTACGGTAAAGCCAGCAAGCATTTTGATGTAGCTTTGAGCCTGTTCTTTTCCTGCCTGTCCGGGGTCCTGCGGTAATCGTTCTATAACTCTGCCGTACCGGGCTTTATCAGTCTGACAGGTAATCTTTATCAACTTCCGTACTTCCGACGCACTCAAACGCTTGTTGATGACATCTACGATAACCCAGCGTCCGCACTTACGCTTACCAATAAGAACTCCGGCTGTATATGCCGGTTCTCCATTCTCGTCCTCTGATGTAGCGGCTAAGTCCCAGCCTCTCGCCCATAGGTATATGTCGTTTGGAAGTGTTTCGATCATGGTTACCTGTGTTCTCTGGTAGAACAGACCGGCAGCCGCCTTGATTTTCCAGTTACCATACAGCAACCGTTCCTTTTCGACTATCGGTAATGCTTTCAGGTTCGCCATATAGGACGGGTCCTTTTCCATGAGAATCTTGTTATCCTGTAATGTGCTGGCAATGAATGTTACAGACTTAATATCTGTTGGCTCGATTCCTGAATCAATCAGTTCCTGTCTGGTATCTCCCCAGATGATTTCATTCTGCACTCTTGCCATATAACGGACTTTGCCGCTACGCTCCTTTATCGGATAACCGGTATCTTGGTCTATCCACCATGCAATGAATCTGGCTACCCATGAATCAGCGTCGGGGTTACAAGTAGCTCTGACATACGGTTTTACTCCGCAGGTACTACGGTTTCGTGACAGCATATAAAAAAACTGCCGCTCTGAAAAGTGCGTCAGCTCGTCAAATCCTATAAATGTTATCTGGGAACCCTGCCACCGGTTCAAATCATCATCACGCCCCAGATAATCAAAGTAAAGTACCGCTTTTTTTGCAAATCTCCAATGATACTTAGGACTTTTCGTTGGTATTGCTCCATGAATACCGACATACATACTTGTACTCTCGTCCCACAGACCACCAGAGGCGTTTATCTGGGTGTAGCTCTTACGGAATATGACAGCTCGATAACCTTTCGTGTATATGTACCTCAACGGTTCCATAAGCAGTGCATAGGTCTTACCGCCTCCGGCAGCTCCACCGTATATCGCAATATCAGCACTCGTCGCTAAGAACTTCTCTTGTGGTCCTTTTTGTGGTCTTATTACTCTACTCGTGGCTGTCCTCCTCCTTTTCTGGCATATAAATATCAACCGAAGTCGTTTCCTCTGCCTCCAGCTCGTTATCCGTAGCGGCTGATGACCTATTCAGGCGTTCTAGGTCGGTTGCAAGTTTGATGTACTCTCGTATATCTCTAGGCGACATATCCTCGACTTTCACTCTTTGCAGTGCTTCCAGTGCTTTATTCTGCAACTGTACCGCAATCTTAATATGGCGGCTTGTCATATCCTTTAGGTTCTTTACCGCCTCTTTATGAGCTTCCCTCTCCAGAGCGGTATCATAGGCTCTTACTCTCTCGTCCCAATTCCAAGTTGCTTTCCAGCGTGATATTAACTGCCTACTCTTTGACAATGTATCGCTGACCGCCTTGTTGGAGCGTTTCAATCCTAAATCACGATAGGTTCTGAATGCCTCGAAAGCCTGCGTGGATTCTCCCGGCTGGCGTTCCCATATTTCTTCTTTGTCTTTGGACATATCAGCCTACCTCCTTTTGCGTGACCTGCTACCCTACTTGATAGCAACCCACCCACAAAAATTGAGGCAACGCCAGAACATATCCACCTTTTCAAAACCTGCCTCATGCAGCATATCCTCGTTCCACTCTGCCTTTAGTGGCGACAGTACATTTTCAAGGCTCTTGCGTTTCTGCATGATTTTCTCCTCGGTGTAGCCGTTCTCCCTTTTCATCTGGTAGTACAGGTCTACATTCAGGTCGTCCGTTCCCTCGTCCGCTATAATCTTCTCCACGAACACGAACGCCCCTCCGGGGTTCAACGCTTCGTAGATACTGTTAATCATGTTTTGGCGGTATGCTGTCGGCATAAACTGCATTGATAGGATAGACAATACCAAGCTCTGATTGTCTGGAATATCCATATCAAAAAAATTGCCGTTGACAAGTTCCACATATCCACCCGATATGCCAACCGAAAACTTATCCCTGCATACCTCAATCATAGCTTCGGAGTTGTCGCATAAAAAATAGGCGTTGTTGTCGCCATGTTTATTGAAAAATGGTTCGACTGCAAGCCCTGTACTGCACCCTATATCTGTTATAACCGTCTGTGGTTTTATGAATCGCTCGCCCAGCTCGTACACCAAACTCCTCATACTTCTGTAATCTGGTATGCTGCGCTCCAGCATATTTGCGAAGCAGTGTGCCACATCTGCGTCAAATTCCCACTTCGACTTTGGGACCACATTGTCTACATTCTGGTTTTTAATCTCCATGCCCTGTTTCCTCCTTTCCCGGTAATGTAATACCTAATCTCTTTTCAAATACTTTCCTTGCCCTGTCCGCAAGTCCAAGTGTGGTACCGTCTGGATAAGGCAGGTCAAATTCAAAATCAAGAGCCTCTGCTAATCGCTCCGGGTTTACTGTTGGCTTCGTAGCTTCCAGATACCAGAACTTACTTATCATGTCGATTCTGTCAATGCTCTTGAAGCTCCTTGAAAAGATGTCCTTTAATTCGTCTGCCGTATGACCTTTCTGAACTTTAGGATGTTTTGATATATCTCCCAGTACCGTATTCGGCTCATAATCGAGGTCGAATGTCAGGCGTGCGTTATTGGTTACGCTGTGTTTCTTGGTAATCACAAACTGCTGTGATTCGTTGCTCTGGCACCAGCACACGACACGCCCTCCGGGGCTGCATAATGCCGCCGCTATCTGGGCTATCTTGATTCTATCCTCCATGAACGGTACAGAATTAAACACGCTCGATATAAATACCGAAGTGTACTCCACACCGCTCTCCACTTCATCAAGGAACTTGTTTGCTATCTCTATGCTCTTTTCCTTGTGGATTGTATCGCCTGTGGTAACAAAATAAGGCTCGAATGCTGATACGAATACACCGGCGTTTCTTAATGTTCTGGTGTTGTTCAGCTTTCCAGCCCCGAAGTCTACAATCTTATCTCCGTATTTATTTTTCCACGCTTCCAGAGCTTCGCCCTCCAGCTTAAAGAAGTCCCTGCCGTTATTGTTCGGGAATAAGCCCTTGAAGAATCCGTCGCCAAAAGCACAATTACCCTCGGTGTCTGTTTCTCTGGTGTTGCGTTCTCGCATGAATGAATTATATCTAAGTACATCAGCATAGCTGGATTCCATAGAAAAATCCATTGATAACAGATTAAGCATAGCGGAAGAAAACTCCTCCTGTGCCTTTGTGACCTGTACGCACTGTACGAATTTACGCTTTGCCTCTGCCGCAACCTGTAATCTGCCGATACCGTTTACCACATTCATATCCTGACCTATGACAATCGGCATTGAGCTTCCCACGCTCCGCTCCAGCGTCTTTGCCAGTGCCGCTATGTGGCTGTCAAAGTTCCTGTGATTGACTTTTGCAAGCTGTGTGGTATCAACTCTCCTTATGGCATATGCGCAAGGAAAAGAAGCTTCTGAATCCGGCTCTATGTCCGGTAGAGCTTCACACATACTCTGAATATCCATATTGTAGAGGCGACTCTTAATCTTGTCGCAGGTGTCCTGTTTTGAGAGGTCATTTGTGGCTCTGTTAAAGAGAATATTGACGGTTTTTCTCTCGTTAAGGTCCATATTATTCACATACTGAACAGGAATCCTTGTGAAGCCCATTCTGGTCGCTACAAGGTGCCTCTGGTGTCCTGATAATATCTCGCCGCTCGTATCTGCATATATCGGAAGCAGGAACCCTAACTTTCTAAGGCTCATTTCAGTAAGAGCCAGACGCTTTTCATCATTCTTTCGTGGGTTATATTCAGACGCTTTCACATCTGTTATTGAAACCAACTTAATCATTGAGAATCCTCCTTTGCAGCTCTGCCCTGATTTCAGCCGGCTCAAAGATACCGTTATCTCTGATGTCATCTATCAGTGCGTAGTATTCGCTCGCCTTAACAGTAAAAGAAAAGCCGCCTATTTTAATGACGGTTGTTGTTTCCTTTTCCTCTGCTTCCGGCTCTGCCTGTTCTTCCGGTTCGTCCGGCAGCTCTACCGGTTCTGTATCTTTCAGGTACTTTTCAAGGTCTACCTCGCCCTCGTCAAATCCGGTAGGAAATACTGATACATCATCATCTCCCAGAAGAAACGCCAGCTTTTCCATATCCCAGTCGCCCTTAATCTTGTTGAGTGCCACGCACAACGCCTTTTCTCTCTCCGGGTCTGTTTCGTTAATCATAACGCACTCAACCTCTGTTGCTCCGCTGTCCTTTAATACCTGTAATCTCTGATGACCGCCAATGACACACATATTATGTTCATTTACAACCAGAGGTTCCACAAATCCAAACTCCTGAATACTGGCGGCTATCTGCTGGTACTCCTTAGAGGTTTTCTCCAGCTTGATTCGTGGATTGAACTCGCTTTCGTGCAGCTCGTTAATGTCTACTGTTCTGATAAGCATTTGAATAACCTCCTTTGCAATTCGCCCTCAACCATTTCCT